GTATTGTCTGAATGTTCTTTTGCAAAGGCTCCTGGCTCCCACTTCTGAGCATGAAAACCAATCTTGTGAATATCGGAAAATTGTTTTCCATGAACCTCTGCAACTGCTTCAACTATTCTATTCTGAAGCACAGAAAAAAAATCAGAAGGCAATCCGAATTGCTCTAGTTCTTCGTCACCGTCTTGCGGAAGAACGGAAGAATAAGATTCATAAAATGTAATTGGTGTCCAAGACAACTTTTCATTTTTAACCTGAGCTTCCATAACATCAATAATTGCTTGGGACTCCTCTTTAGTCAAAAAGTTTTCATACAACAAAATATCTTGAGTTAATCTTGTATAATTAGACATTTTTACCCCTCGTAAACACTTTCATAAAGATTCTTTCCACGCATTTCTGGATCTAATAGCGTCCTATAATACTCTTTACCTGCCTCAGGCTTATTTTCTCCAGTGTGTTCTAATATGGTCCAAAAGAAAGGAACTGTATATCTTATATTTCCTTTTATCTCGGTGACGCCATGTATATAATTCATGTCTCCTGGGAAAAAGTATGCTGCTCCTCTTTTAGGCTTAATTCTAACTCCTTGTAGAGGCCAGTAGATTTCTCCACCTTCGTAGTCATCGTTTAAATAAAATAAACTTGCTATGTCGTAATATGGAAAATCATTTGGCAGTCCTGCATCTGGACCATCATGTAGTTCTTTATCAGCATGAGGTTTTTGTAATTGTCCTGGTAACCATCTTACAATTGTTTGTCCAGTTGGCTGTACTCTAACATAGAAAAAGTCTTCTATAATTGGCTGAAGTCTTTTAAATAGACCTTCAATAACTGGACCAATTTTTGGATCATTCTTATCTAATGATGGTCTAGTTGCCACTCTATCTTTCCAATAGTTAGCATCATATATTGTGGTTCCATTTTCATTGACATGGCTTTCTGTATAATCCCAAATTGTTATACCTTTTGCAGATTTTTCCAAAAAGTCTATCTCTTCTTCTGTCATAAAGTTTTCTAGTTCAACAATATTATCTTTGCTGGTCCCAAAAAATCCTGATGGGGTGATAGATTTTGTCACCTGATCTAAATGATTTACATTCATCTTTTCCATATTAATATTATATCACTCCTCTATCTTTGTAGAAAAATCGTTAATTTTTAACCTTATAGCCTTTAATTCATGGTCACCAATTTTTGTTCCATCATACTCTACACCATCTCTATAAAAATTAGTAAACTTGCCCTGCATAGTTATTTCTTGCCAGACCTTGTTTCTTTCTTCTTTTTGTTTCCAAGAAAGCTCTGGCCACACCTTATCCTGAATTTCTAACTCTACCTCATTGTATTTAGCCAATGATATTGGAATAAAAGTAGCTATTGGAGTACCAGCTGGTATAGTTATTACTGTGTTTGGTCTAGTTATTTTCCATGCAACTGGAATTGCTTCTGGAAAAAAAGATGTGGATATAAGAGTTGTAAATGGCGCAGCACCATCTATAAAGTAATTAGGAGGAACTATTTGTAGCATTGTCGTGTCTTTATCTGTCTCAAAAAAGATACCAGTATAAAAACTTATTGTGCCATTAGAGCGTTGTGTACTACAGGCTCCAGCTGGATCCTTTAAAACCTTTACGTGTTCCGAACTTGAGTCAGATATTCCATCCCAAATAAACTCGACATCGTCTAGTAATGATATCGACCATCCAATTGTATTAGCTAAACTAACTGGAAAGCATTTGTATGCATGAGCATTATCAGTAGCATCCATCCAGTCCCTTTTTACTTTAGTCTGCTCTATCTTTACCCTATGTCCAGCATGTTTATAGGCTTTAACTAACACTTGGCTCATTCTCCCATTTAGGATCATACATTTCTTGTGAGTGGAACTTGCCACTATAATCTAACATAGTAACAATTGAATATTTTGTTCCCGATATAACTGGCTTTGCTTGATGTGGGTACATGTAGTTAGAAGGGAATATATATAAATCTCCAGCTTTTGGCTTAATATTCAGGTTTTGCAACCTGAAATATAATTCTCCACCCTCGTAATCATCATTAACATATGCAACTAAAGAGACAGTACAATTATATGAGTATCCATGATCGTGGTGCTCCATAAAGTGTTGTCCTGGTCCATACTTAATAAAATTAAATGCTTCCCAGTATTTAAGGTCCATAAGATTATGTTCTTTTCTATAATCATTTACGGCTGGAGATTGTACATCAAATACGTCTTGCCACAATTTTTGAAGTTTTGAGGACTCTTCGCTTTTATCAAATTGAATGTCGGTCTTCTTGAATTTAAAATCTACACAGTCTCTATAATCTGGCATAAGTTCTTGATACCCAACATACGCTGGCTGCCATGCATACTTAGCGCCAGAATTTACTGGACTAAGAATGTTTTCTAGTCTGCCTATTACATCAATTTCTTTTTTTATAACATCTCTATAGACAAATATACCATTCCCTAGAGACTCTTTTGATGACCAAGTTTGCATTTTATTTGTACTCTCTCCTACTCCATACCTTGCTTTTATATACTCCGCCATCTGGTTGACGGTAGAATTTCATATTGTCTGTCATTTTATCATATATATCTTTTTGTGACAAAAACTTTACCTCATGCTGCCAGTCTTCTCTTTTAAATGGAAGTATCTGTAAATACGGTGTTCCTGCTGGAATTGTTCCTTCCCATCCTTCAACCAAAAAGAATGGAAATGTGCCAGATAAATGGACACTATCATTATCTACAACTCCAGTTGTATTTAAAAACGGTAAGTCAAATCTATTCATTGGAGTCATATATAAACAGCTATACCCTTCAGGAACTTCTAATGCCCAATCTGGATACCACGCAAAATGTTCTTTATAATAACCAGTTGGATGCTCAAACTGAGGCATCGGATCTCTTGTTGTACAAAAACCTGCATTTTTTTTATCATCTATTTTTACATTAATTTTTCCATTTTTATCTTTATAGAATGTTATATCACATGGAGTCTTAAAAACATAACCAGTAATAAATGCATCCATAACTGCTGGACAAGCTTTCCAAGTTGGGATATACCCGTAATCATTATTTGTACCCTCTTTTGGAAAAGGACAAACTTCCTTGGTAGCTTTGTAATATTCACCATTGATTGGGTTTTTAGCAAACCTGTCGGCATCCTTGTACCATTTAGGCATAACAGAATGAGTAGTTCCTGGCACTGATGGGCTAAATTTTGTTAGCCATGGTCTAAATGCTGTAAAAATTATTTTATTAATATCCGCCTGAACTTTCTGATTTATGATATAAATCATTATAATCCATCATGATAACTACAGCATACTTAATTCCTGAACTTATATTTAATGATGCATGCTCGTATACATAATTGGATGGGAACAACATAATGTCTCCAGCCTTTGGCTTAACTGTTAATCCATGTCTTGGAAATTCTAGTTCCCCGCCTTCATAGTCATCGTTCAAATAAACTATTGCAGAAACTGTACATGTATAAAATGGTCCATGGTCTGCATGTATTTTAAAGAATTCACCTGGCATATATTTTACAAAGTTAAATGCTTCTTTATACTTTATTGAAAAATGCCATAATCTTTCATAGTGCTGCAATGCAACATTTAATCTATCATTAACCATGTCATGAGCTTTTGCCAAAGCATCATTTTTAGGAATATAAGTTCCAAGAGCTTCTTTTTTATATTTTAGATCATAACAATTTCTTGCATGGGTGGTTCTTTCTTTACCATTAACACTGGCTTCATTCCATTGAATTTTTGGTATGCCTAAAGATATTTCATTTTCAATTAAATCTATAATGGTTTTACAGTCATCTTTATTAACTGCATTTCTATACAAGTGGATGCCGTAATCTAAATTAATAACCTCTATACCATCTTGTATAAATTCAGACTCTAATCTTGTTTTTGTTTTTTCTAATCTTGGTAAATCATACCATTCCATAATATCTCCTGTACATGTATGTAAATTGTATCATATACGAAATATATAAACAATAGCTAAGTGGGGGATTTACTCCCCCACTTTTAATTTATTAGTATCCGAATCCTGGGAAGAATGGTCCGCCACCGAATCCTGGGAAGAACGGGAAGAACGGTCCAAATCCTGGGAAGAACGGTCCGAATCCTGGGAAGAATGGTCCCTTAAAGGCTGGGAAGTACGGTCCGAATCCTGGGAAGAATGGTGGGAAGAATGGTGGGAAGAATGGGAAGAATGGTGGGAAGAATGGGAAGAACGGTGGGAAGAATGGGAAGAATGGTGGGAAGAATGGTGGGAAGAACGGTGGGAAGAATGGTGGGAAGAATGGGAAGAATGGTGGGAAGAATGGTGGGAAGAATGGTGGGAAGAATGGTGGGAAGAATGGGAAGAACGGTGGGAAGAACGGTGGGAAGAATGGGAAAAACGGCGGGATTGTAGTAACGCTTCCAGTGCTATTAGAGTTAGCAGAAGTTCCATTTGCATTTACTGCTGTAACATAATATGTCTGTGCTCCTGGAGCTGCTCCTGGGTCATTAATAGTTGCGCTTGTAGCTGATGCAGAAAGACCAAGTGAGTTGTTGTTGTCTGATCCATAAACATTATGTGCAGATAATGGCTTTCCTCCATTTCCGCCAATTGTCCAGCTAACAGTATTTGAATTAGCAGATGAGGCAGAGGCTGTTACGCTTTGTGGCGCCTGAGGCACTGTTGTTGCAGAAACAGAAGATGATGTTGTATTAGGAGTTTTTGCTGAACCAGAACTATTTTTTGGAATTACTGTAAATGTATAGCTTTGTCCAGACACTAAACCTTCAAATCTATAGGTTGTTGAAGATGTATTTGCGGTATATGTTGCTGGTGTAGTTGTTATGTCATAACTTGTTGCTGCTGGAGAATTAGATGGCAATGTCCAAGATAAATCTACAGCACCACCAGTGCCTGATGCACCAGCTTGTGTTGTTGCTGCTGTAGCTAAATATGGTCTATTAGTTCCAACATCAACGGCTGTAAGATTTGTTACATTTAACGGCTCAAGAAAGTTATCTTGTGCTGAGGATTTAGTTCCTCTTCTTTTTGAAATTGCCATCTTATTCTCCTTGTAATTTTATTAAACTGTTAGGTCTCCCATTACTATCCAAGAGTCAGTGCCTCTCTTAAGTAATGTTGCTGAAGACCACTGTGATCTTAGTTTTGCTTGATTTGTTGCATTTTGTGGTGTTGCATTAATTGTAACACCAGCACTTCCAGCAATAATAACATTTCCAGTTCCTACTCTAACAACATCTATTGATGTTCCTACTGGAAACGCAGTTGCTGAATTAAGTGGAATTGTTAATGTGACATCAGATGATGAGTTTACCTCGATCATTGCGTCTCTATATCCTAATGTGCTAAGAGTTGCATTTGCTGTTATAGCGCTCTGCTGAGCACCAGTGGCAGCACCGTAAACTGTAGTTCTTGATGGGACACCTTCCTTGGTTTGTGTTCCATCTGTAAATGCTACGCCAGATGCTGCAACAGTTACAGTTCCTGTAAATGTTGGTGAGGCAATCGGTGCATAAGTTGAGGCTGCTGTAGCTGAGGCTAGCTTAGCGTCAAGCTGGGTCTGTACTG